AAATGGTCGTGAGCTACCTCACCTTTGTCAAGGGCTTCTTGAAAGTCCTTTCCAAAGCGTGGCAGGGTGATCATAAGAAATGATTCACCTTCGTGTTCGACACGCCTCTTGACAGTTTTGTAGTCAAGAGTGGTACTTGTGCAGCATCTGGTGCCGGCGTCAGCCAGCACCTCCTTTAGAAGCAACGTCAGGCTTTTCATGATCACTCCAAATACTTTTGGGGTTGGTCATCCATAGCATGACTAATTGCCTTACCTCATGACGCAATGTGAACCGGGGGAGGGGTCAAAAAGTCCCCTACCCCCCGGCCACACGAAGGCGTTGTCTGTTACGACTCGCCGCCGAGCAGCTTGGTGATGTTGGCCGAAGAAAGCCACACCACCAGAGCGTCGACGACCTGCTTCTGCTCCGCGATCGTGTACCCCGCAGGGGGCACGTTGACCACCAGGTGTGCATCGAGATACACCTTCTGGTTCTGCGTAGGCAGGAACGGGTCCGGCGAGAACTTCGTGGAACGCAGCTTGACGAGTCGACGCGTGCGTCGACCGTTCTCATGCGAGATCGAGAGCTGGTAGCTCCCATCGTCCTTCGTGTAGATGGACGACGAAGCTTCGCTCGCGGTACGCGGGAGAGACTGCGCCACGGAGTTAACCGTGACAGACTGAGGATCGGCAAAAGCCATGCATTACTCCTTAAAGGTAAAAAGAAATCCTTACAAAGGGTTCCTTTCTGGGGTTGGTGGTCCCTATCAGCGCCTAGGGCGTTGAGAGAGACCAAGAGCAGCCAAAATAGCCATCTGTTGAGGGGTCAAATCCTCAGACTTCAGGCCAAAGCCAAACGGGGTGGCGTGCAACCGAGCTTTCTCGATTGTACGATACGTCGTAGACACCGGTCCGAAGAGAGGCGTCGTGACGGTGTATGTATTCTCATACGTAGTAGTACACATGAGATACCCATACCGCATGACAAGGCCGTCTGATCCGAAGGCAACGAGATTGTGAATCACGTCGCCCAAGTTAACGAACCAGTCGGCCAACCAGGAAAATCCAGTATAGTTATAAGCGACTTCTGCATCAATGCGGAGGCCGAGAAGGTGACGAGCCTTCTGGAGTTCACCCAACATAGCCCGGGACTGATTAGCTTTAGCTTCATCAGACCAGGATACGTAGGTAAAAGCTCCCTTAAACCAAGCCTTCTCAA